GTCCGATTGATAGAGGGGTCGAAGGCTCCCGACCTGGACCCTATCACGTTGCCTGCAGCTCCTTATCCCTCTAGTTTAGAGGTAGAGCTATTAGCCACCGTGAAGGGCCTGGGTTGGAAGTTAACCGTTCCCGAATGGGAACGGCCACACGTTACAACCAAATCTGGTCCTAATGCCCAAGCTTTAATCGGATCGATCGAGGACGCTTCGCTTCTTACAGAGAAACAGATTGATAACCTGCGTATCTGTGGAGGAGAGAAGTTAGTCACTACGATTGAGACCATCAGACTCGTGGACCCAAATGCTTGGTGTAAGGAGGTAGGATTGACGCCGAAAGGCGTACAGTCCCGTCTCTCTTATATCAAGGATAAGGAAGCCAAGTGTCGGATAGTGGCTATTCTTGATTATTGGACACAGTCTTGTTTTGAGCCTTTGCATAAAGCGCAGTTTGCGCTTTTGCGGAGCCTTAGACCTGACTGTACCTTTGATCAAGGTAGCTTCCGATCAAAACTACCTCGTCAAGGACCATACTACTCTTGCGATCTTAGTTCAGCGACAGATCGACTCCCTGTAACCTTACAGAGAGCGGTCTTAGCTGTTCTGATCTCACAGGAGTACGCGGCTGCATGGTACGAATTGCTATGTGACCGAGAGTTTATGTTACCACGGGGTGCTGGCTCTGTACGCTACGGAGCCGGTCAACCTATGGGCGCATATAGCTCTTGGACCACATTTTCAATTACGCATCATGCGATCGTCCGGCTAGCAGCCAAACGGGCCGGTTATCCCATTACTTGGGATAAATATGTTCTTCTTGGCGACGACATCGTATTATCAAACGATGCAATCGCTAAGAATTACATGACGATTCTTGATGAGTTAGGAGTGAAAGTCTCTGAAACAAAGACACACGTGTCGTCGACNACGTATGAATTTGCTAAGAGATGGATTCACTCTGGAGAGGAAATAACCGGAGCCCCCCTCGGCTCTTTATTCGAGGCCATTCGCTTCATTAGTAAGGACAAGTGGTTGAACCGAGTTCCGACGGAACTTATTCGACACATATCCTACTATGAAGTGGCGACCTGGTTTAGAGAGGTCGAAGGGCGCTGGTTATCACGATCTCACACATTAGTTTCCCGGGGCTTGTTGGCGGAGTTCTTCCTGCTTCTAGGACGGGGTGGTCTGTCAGACCGCCTAGCCCAAAAAGCATGGAAGTTCTATCTTCTGCCCTCGCGAGAGGAC